AGTAGAAAACCCCGATGTAGATTCTATCGCTAAATCCATGGCCAAGTCTTTAGCAAAACAGGCTTCCGTGTTAAGTCGTGATGGCGGCAAATCAAGGAAAACCACCAAGGTCTATTAAGGAAGAGGAGAGTAATATGCCTAATAAATGGATTCAGAAAGCTACCGACCGTATGAAAGAAAAGGGAACGGTTGGTTCCTTTAGTGCGGCAGCGAAACGGGCGGACAAGTCCACGGGATCGTATGCTAGGGAAGTATTGGCGAACCCTGGTGATTTCTCTGGGACTACCCGTAAACGGGCGCAATTCGCTGAGAACGTGAGTAGTTTTGCTGAAGGCGGTGCCGTAGACGTGACCTATGGTACGCATGACGTGCCTATAGAATGGGGCCGCACTGAGATGGATTGGAAAAGCCATAAGCTTATCCGTGGAACGCAAGCCCAGGTCCGTGGTCGTTACTACAACGACAATGACGGGGAAGGCACTTTCTAATTGTTTCACGTGAAACATTCGGAGTAAGGTCATGAAACGGGACCTGACGGCACAAGTGTCGGAACAGATGGGTATCTCCAAGAAGGAAGCTGGAGGTCTTATGGCCAAGGCCAAGAAGGCCAACGATTCAGAAGGATTCCAAACTGGAGGACTTCACCCCGGAATGGGTGGTTTTGAGCCGAAGAGGTACTTTGGCACTGGCTATCTGCAACGCAACGATGGCGGGATCGCCAAGAAAACGAAGGTGTACTGATGCCCGAAGGTAAAGAATATCCAACTCGTGAAGCGGCCCAAGAGTATGCTGATACTTTTGCTGATGCGACTGGTCCTACCGCTTCGGTTATGAAAATGACACGTCCCGATGGGGATCCTTATTGGGTAGTTATGGAGTCTAAACCACCCAATCTTGGTGAATATTTCAAAGACGCAAAAGAAAATAAAAAGAACATAGGCGGCATGGTCGATGAGCTAGGTTACATGCACGGCGGAATGCCCCAAGGGAAACGTGGTCCAATCAAGTATGCCACTGGGGGCGCGGTTCGCGGGAAACGCTTCGTTGGTACTTTTTAATTGGCCGACCTGACAACTTTCGCATATGTAGTCTTGAAGGCCGTTCAGGATCGCATCAAGTTAACGGAAGAAGCTATCCTGCAAGGAAGTCCAAAGAACATGGAATCTTATCGACAACTGGTGGGTGAGCTCAGTGGATTGGGATTTGCCGAGCAGGAAGTCAAGGACGCCTTGCAATCATGGGAAGAAGAATGACCAAAACTCTTTTTGTACCAGATCATATTGCCAAAGATAACAACAGGGATGCTGTAGCGGCGGCTTATGTAGAAAAAGACGAGCGCGTACTTAATCCAGAGCGTTTGGAAGTTGAATTAAATGATCGTCTTCCGCAGCCCACGGGCTGGCGTATTCTGGTTATGCCGTACATGGGTAAAGCCACCACAGATGGTGGTGTTTATATCCCTGATGCTGTCCGGGATAGAGAAGCGTTAGCGACGGTGGTCGCCTACGTGGTAAAGGTTGGACCATTGGCGTACAAGGATCCTGACAAGTTTGGATCTAATGATTGTAAGCCATGGTGCAAAGAAGGCCAGTGGGTTTGCATTGGCCGTTACGCCGGCGCCAGATTTAAGATCGACGGCGGTGAAGTCCGTATCATCAATGACGACGAGGTCATTGCGACGATTCTTGAGCCTGATGATATTAAACATGTCTAGAAAGGAGAAAGAGACCATGGGAACCATGACATGCCACAGGAAACAAAGATTGAAATAGGAGACTCCGACGAGTCTGCTGTTGATGTAAATATTGAGGAAGATACCGAAGAGAAGAATAACTCTTCTGGAGAAGTAGAAGTAAAAGCGGAGTCTCTCAAGCAGGAGGAAGAGCTTGAGGAGTATAGTGCGGGAGTTAAGACCCGTATTAATGACTTGACCAAGCGGTTCCGCGAAGAGGAGCGCCAGAAACAGTCTGCCGTTCAGTATGCGGAAAATGTCCACAAGGAAAACGAATCCCTGAGACAACGCCTGGATTCTCTGGACAAGGGATATCAGGAAGAATTTGGAAATCGTGTTACTTCGCAACTCGATTCCGCAAAGAGACTTCTCAAGGAAGCCCATGAGAGCGGAGATGTTGACAAGATTGTCGAAGGCCAGGAGGCTTTATCCAATTTAGCATTCGAGAAGGGCAAGTTAGCAAAAGCTCAACGTGAAGTTCTAGCGCCCCAAGCCGCTCCAGCACAACAACCAATTGCCCCCGCGCAACAACCAGCCGCTCCCCCCGATCCTAAAGCGGAGTCTTGGGCCAAGAGGAATAACTGGTTTGGGCAAGACGAAGTTATGACATACGCTGCATTTGGTGTTCATCGTCGCTTAATTGAGGATGAAGGGTTTGATCCGACATCAGATGACTACTATGCTGAACTTGACAAGAGAATGGTGTCGGAGTTTCCACATAAACTTGGACAGAAAACTCAGTCAAACGGGGGAAGCCGCAAGGTTGCGTCAGCCGAGGCTTCCGCATCCCGCAACAGAAGTGGACGAAAGACTGTGCGATTAACGCCCTCTCAAGTTGCGATGGCAAAGAGGCTCAACGTGCCGCTTGAAGAATACGCAAAATATGTGAGGGACTAATCATGAGTAATACTGAGACCACATCTCGCCAAAAGTCTACGAGGACGCTTAGAGCCAATGAGACCCGTGCCAAAGGGGCACGCAGGGAACCTTGGAAGCCACCATCCATACTGGATGCGCCGCCCCCACCTGAAGGTTATACCCACAGGTGGATACGATCTGAAGTCATGGGGTTTGACGACCGCAAAAACGTATCAGCTAGAACCCGTGAGGGTTGGGAGTTGGTGCGGGGCGAAGAACACCCAGACTTCGATATTCCTACGGTTCAGGATGGGCAGCACGCCGGCGTTATTGGAGTAGGTGGCTTATTGTTAGCAAGGATTCCATTGGAAATCGTTGAGGAACGCAACGCGTATTATAGGGGTATGACTGGCCAACAAATGCAGGCCGTTGATAACGACTTAGCTCGTGAGCAACACCCCTCCATGCCGATTAGTAAACCTGATCGGCAGTCCCGTGTAACTTTTGGAGGTCCCCAAGAAGGGGGCCAGGAGTAAAATGATATGGCCAACAGTCAAGGAGCATATGGTCTACGTCCCTTACAGATGTTAGGACAGGCCGCTAACTCGACTGGTGCTGCCAATTATCCAATGTATGAAATTGCCAATGGCAACACTAACGCCATCTACCATGGCAGCCCCGTTATCCCGCTTACCACGGGATATATCGACATAGTTGGGGCCGCTGCCGGTGGAACCGTTAGTTTGCTTGGTGTTTTTATGGGTTGTGAATATGTGGCGAGTACCACGTTAAAGCCTACGTTTAGTAACCTTTGGCCTGGTTCAGGAGCAGACAGCAACCATCCTATTAAGGCGTATGTTGCTGATGACCCGAACCAGTTGTTTGTTATAACTTCTGATGCTACATGGACCAGTAAAGCAACTGCTATCGCTGATAGATTCAAGAACGCACAGTTTGCGACAGCGACAAGCGGCACAACGGCTACTGGTGTTTCTAGTGCTCAGGTAGATATAAGTACTGCAGCGACCACAGGGCCTGATTTCCATCTTAGAATAATGGGATGGGAAGACAATCCAGAGAACCTGGATTTCACGGCGGCTGGGGTTGGTGTGATTGTTCGTTTGAATAATCACTTTAATGCACCAAATGGTTCTGCTAACGCGGGTACAACCATTTCCGTTACTGGCGTATAGAGGAGTTGAGAGATGGCTATTTCAAGAGCTCAACTAGCGAAAGAGCTAGAGCCTGGCCTCAATGCCCTTTTTGGACTTGAGTATGCCAGGTATGATAACGAAGCATCAGAAATTTATGACACGGAATCCTCAGAACGTGCGTTTGAGGAGGAGGTCATGCTTTCCGGTTTTGGGTCAGCCCCCGTTAAAACGGAAGGAACTGCTGTTTCATTCGATGATGCACAGGAAGCGTATACCGCCAGGTATACCATGGAGACTATCGCACTTGCCTTCTCTATCACGGAAGAAGCAATTGAGGATAACCTCTATGATCGTCTAGCTTCCCGCTATACGAAAGCTTTGGCACGTAGCATGTCAAACACCAAACAGGTGAAGGGCGCCGCTACTTTGAACAATGCTTTCGATAGTAACTTTGTAGGTGGCGATGGTCTGGAGCTTATCTCCACGGCCCACGTCTTGGTGAATGGTAATACATGGCGTAACGAACCAACCACCGCTGCCGACCTGAACGAGACAAGTCTCGAGAATGGTCTTATTGACGTTGCAGGTTTTGTAGACGAGCGGGGACTTAAAGTTTCTGTTCGTGGACAGAAGTTGATTATTCCCGCAGCACTTCAGTTTGTTGCGGATCGTCTTTTAGAATCCACTCTTCGTCCAGGTACTGCCGATAACGATATAAACGCTACGCGGAACATGGGAATGCTCCCGCAGGGTTATACCGTTAACCATTATTTGACAGATACCGATGCATGGTTCATGCGGACTGATGCCCCTCGAGGCTTCATCCACTTTGAACGTATGCCGATATCTACAAAGATGGAAGGTGACTTCGATACAGGCAATGTAAGGTTTAAGGCCCGTGAGCGTTATAGCTTTGGGTACTCAGACCCGCGTTGCGTATATGGTTCACCCGGCGCGTAAAGACTATGGGAGGGGGGCAACCCCCTCCTTTCTTTCTGGGATAAACCAGCCCTAGCGACTGACCCAGCAGACGCTTACGAAGACTCTAGGGCAAATCCTCTCGTAAGGAGGTACTTTACCATGAGTACTACACGTTTTTCTGGGCCAGTAGCCTATAGCGGTGGAGGAAACCAAACCGCTGGTGGCGCATGGTTTACAAATTTACCAATCCAAACGAACCCTGATTATGTGTTCCAGCATGAAGATTTTACTGGGATTGCAGTTGATGGCACTAATGATTGGACCTATTCACAGCTTACCAGTGGTAC